CGCACGATGTTTTCAACGCGGCGGAACAGGTCGGCTAGCTGGAATGGATCAGGTCCGGACATGGCGGCATCGTTTCGACCGCCCGTCACTTTGTCATTGGGGTGCTGGTTACAACGCAGCCTTGTAACCCGGTGCCGCCTAGGCGACCTTTCGCCAGACGCGCATGCCGTCCGGCCCGCGCTCTGCCGTCTCGATCATGAGCCAGGTGTAGTCCGTGGCCGTCCAGGCCTTCACGTCATCTGTCAGGTTGTCGAGAACCCAGTCACCGGCGTCCGTCCTTGCCACAAGCACCGCGTGCCCTTCTCCGGCTGGTGTCTGCACCACGGCAATACACAGGGCGTCGCGTGGCCATCCGGCATCCACCAGCCGCCGGCGCTTGGCAATCACATAGTCTTCGCAATCGCCTTCGCCGTCTCCCTCTAGCTCCGCATCGGCCCACTTCTCCAAGCGGCCATACTTTTCAGCGTCCGGCCTTGGCCAAATCTCGCGGTTCACGGCGCTGTTGATGGTGTTGAGCGTGGAGATATCGCCAAGCGTGGCGGCAAAGGGTGTGTCAGCAGCCATCGGGGTTGTCCTCGCGGTACTCGGTGCATCCGATGGGCGGTGGCACAATTTCACCGGTTGGAATGGGTGTGCTGGTCACAGGCTTAGGTGGTGTGCAGGCGGCAATGAGAAGAAATGCCAATAGTGGGTACACGGATTGTTTCACGGGGCCAGTCCTAGGTTGCAAATTCCTGTAGATCTTCATCCGATACCGTGGCGTCGGGTGCCAAGGCGATGCTCTTCAGACCGCCCGAAAGGAACTGCTGATCACCGAAGGTGTGACCAAGGCGGAATGTGTTCCAGCGCCATGGCTCGGTGGTCTGAAGCACTCTCGACACAGTTGCGCCATCGACCGACATTGCGATCTCATTGCCGTCAAATTTGATGGCCGCTTTGTGGACTTGCCCCGGAACAACATCGGAGGGGCCGTTTGTGCTGCTGTAAGCGTCCGGATTAGCGGTGGCGCCAAGCTGGATGGCGCCATTGGTCACGGCTGCAAGCAATATCCGGTGATCAAACGAGCCATCGTCAATCTGGAAGGCGTAACGGTAGGTGCTCGAAAGCAGATCATCCACAGCGAACTCACAGACGATCACGCCGCCTGCGTCCATGCCCTCGACATGCTCAAGCGTGGCGTCACCTGCGAGCACCCACTCCTCGCCTGTGTCAGAAACAAAGCTCGTCTGGCCGGGGCCGGTGATCTTCGCAGGGTTCATGTCCCATTTCTTGACGCCATCTTCGTAGAAGACCGAGCGGAAGGTCTTGCCCGCCCATACATCAAGACCGCCACGCGCGCCGATCTGCACCGGCCTTGTAGAAGCGTGAAGTCCACCTGAAATGTCAGCATTGAACGGGCGATTGGCTGAACCAATCAACTCCCAATTCCCGACCAGTTCTTCCGGTGTGTCCCATGGATCGGGCGACTGCTCAAAAGTCGCAGTACTGTTCGCGACATCAACACTGATCTGGAACCACACTCCCTGACCATCCACCGCGCTGACACCGGCGTTCGTGATCGCAAGAGGCTGGTCACTGCCGTCCGTCGAGGCGTAGAAGTAGAGCACGCCCCCGCCTCCAAGCCTCAAGACGTGGCCGTTACTACCGCCAGTCCACTGGCCCGAAAGCTCCTTGAGAGTTGCAGGCGTCCAGTCATTTGCGACCACTCCGGCTGCGGCCATGACCACGCTGCTGGTAGCGCCCGACACCGGAACAGTTGCTTGGATAAGGTCGCCATTTGCACCCGGCGAGTTGACGTAGCGGGCCTTAGGTCCGACCACTTGCTCCGGGATGACTTCACGCAAAGTGACATCAGTGACATTGCCTGTGGTGGCACCACCTGATGCCTGAAAGATCAGCGCGCTTGTCACGCTGCCAGACCCCGCACCCCCATCAACGAGGATGCGCTCTGAATACGTGCCGTCGCTACCGACTCCCGGCAACTGGGTGATCCCATTCGCCTCATCACGGATCGACGGGCTGTAACTACCAGCAGTCAGCCCAGACACCGTGTAGGTGACCTCGACGATCTTGTCCACAACGTCGTCGGCAAGTGCGAAGCCGCCGAAGGCGCCTGACGAAACACCAACGAAAGCAATTCCGCCCGGCACTTCCGTCACATCGGCTGTGTTTGTGACAACCGCGCCGGTTAGGTTCGTCCCAAGGCTCTCAGGCACGATCTTGCCGAGCCAGCCATCGAAGGGAATGACGCGCCTCACGGCATTGATTGTGACCTTTCCGGCCCAAGACGCGCAGTTGAACTCAAGGCGAGTTGTCACCGAGCGGGCAACGAACTGGACCTTGTGGTTGCCCTCTGCCGGGTTCGTGGCAGACCACGCGGTCGTTAGGTCGTTCGCCGCGTCATTGCCTTCGGAAAGGGTAAGCCCGGCACCGCTATTGTTGTTGCCTTGATTGTCGATGTCGAAATCGACTTCAAAGGTTGCACCCTCAATGAAAAAGTCGAGATACCGCGCCGCGCCACGGGAGAACCCACTACTCGCGTGGATCAAAGAGCGCCCGTTTTCAGTATCGACGCTCCACCCTGTTCCTAGTTGATTGAATGGTGCTTCAGCGGCAAGCGGAAACTGGTCAGCGCCACGTCCGCGCTTCGCTACTACCGTATCCGGATTTGTGATCACATCCAGGCCGGATGACAGATCCACCAGGCGTGGGGGATCGAACGCGTCCGCATATGCGCCTGTCTGACCTCCCACAAGCGACAGATCCCGCGCCGCGTCCGCAGCCCATATGGTGCCCGCCGGGAAGTCGGCAGCGCGCTTCAGGGGTGCAGCGAGAGTGTTGGCAAGGCCGGGAGCAAGGGAGTCCGTCAAGGGCATGGCGGTCAGACCATCACGTTCAAGTCTGTGCCCGCGCTGGCGCCGATGACCTTGGCGACAAGCGGAAGGTGACTGTCTTCCGGAAGGGCCAGGACGGACCCGTTTTCCGTGAAGGTGCCGCCTTCCAGCTCGATCAGCGTGTTGTCCGGTGCCCTGTAGCCAATGGTCACGGTGGCACCGTTCCACGTGCCCCAGACCAGCACCGTGCGCCGGCCCTTGATCATGATCACGGCTTCACCGTCCGCCGTCTGGTTCTGCATGAACGTCTTCGGCACTGTCATGGTGCGTTCCTTTCGTGTCGCGGTCCTAGCTATAGGTCGGCAGGCCTTCCCTGGTGCCGCCCCTGCCGATGGTCAAAACCTGTTGCCGGTTGTGCGTCATGCTGAAACTCACATGCACCCATCCGGACTGCGGCTGGCCGATCGTGTGAAATTCGAGAATGAGCTGGTCAAAGGTCAGGTTGTCCCGGATCCACTCCGCCAGGACGTGATTGGGAATGCCCGGCAACTCGATATCCGCGGCTTCCCCGCGCGGGTGTGACTTCAGGTCCAGGTAGAGTTGCCAGGATGAGTCTTCATGCGGATCCAACCGGCGCTTGCTTGCCCATCGCAAGAAGCTGCGCCAGGTCAACACGCGTTCCAGCTCTGGCGAGCGATACCAGCTCGACGGGGAAAACGGGATCCGGAAATGCGCGCGCACGGGCTCAAGGATCGTGTGCGCCAGTGCTTCAAGGCGCGGGTGCAGCTCCCTGGGCGGCGTGTTGTCGATGCCGTGGCGGGCAGCGGTTTGGCTGCGCATGGCTTCATGCAGGGTGAAGTGCGGTGAGAGGCGAGTGTGTGTCATGGGGCTTGGTCCGGATCTATGTGATCGAGAATCAGCGTCTGAACGGCTTCCACGTCCGCATGCGCCAGCCCAAGCAGCTTGCGTTGCGAGTAGCGCACAAGCGGCCCCGCTTCGCCGTCGCTGCCCTTCAGCCGATCGCGAAGGCCAAATTGGTGGATACGGGCAATGCGCGCCGTGCGGCCTTCAAAGCCGACGGCAACGCCATCTGCGGATGCGTCTATCTTCATGTGCCGGGCCTTGCGCAGACCAAGCAGCATCTTGCGCCGGCGGCGCACCTGGTCGCGCCGTGGCTTGCGCGGTGCCCACCGGCGTCCGTCCGGATCCGTCTGTTGCGTGATGCGCTTGGCGTTGATGCGCCGTAGCAGCCGGCCCATGGCAGTGAACAGCTTGGCCCGCGCCTTGGGGTCCAGGCTGGCAATCACGCCCTCAACCCAATCCTGCAATCTGTCCAGGCCTTCAGCCCGCGCAAGATCCATGATCAGGTGCCCTCGCTGAAGCCGGTCAGGCTGTCCGCGTCAATGCGCGGTTCCGGCTGAAGGGTCAGGCGGTGATCCCCGTCAACGGTCTCAACGGCCCAGGTTTCCGATAGGGGCACGCTGAACGCGATATCCGCCGCGTCCGTGTTGAGAATGTCGGCATCAAAGGTGACGGCATCCGGGGCAAGGCCGGGCTGAAACTCTTCCAGCCAGTCCCAGAGGAACAAGGCCACGGTGACCGGGTTGCCGGTGAACATCTCCGCCAGCACGTCTGCCCGGTAGGTCAGGCGCAGGCTGCGGCTTTCGCCGTCCACATACCGCAGCACGGTGCCGCTATCAGCAAACGTCACCAGCGTGTCCGCCTTGAAGCCCAGGGGTGCGGCTAGCAGGTGCTCGCGAAGGTCGGCCAGGCGCTTCATTGGGGTGTGGATCGCTGTCGGTTTTCTGCCCAAGCGCGCATCACCGATGGCACCACTTTCTCGGCACTGCGTCCAACAACATAGCCGCCAAGGCCGATCTTCATTAGTTCGTATACAGACAGAAGTTCGTCTTCGCTCATGTCGCCTGCCGTCCACCCCAACCATCGCGCCACAATAAGCAGCAAGAAAGTGATCATGGTGAGTGGTCGCCAGTTGCGCTGAAGCCAGCTCTTGCCGTTCGCCTCTGCCTGAATGATCGCAGCCTGTGCCGTCGCAAGCTTGCCTTCGTACTCAAGCGCTGACTTCATCAAGGTTGCTTCGTGGCTGCGCAACATGTTCTCGGCTGCAAGGCGGTCTTTGTCGGTGGTGAAGAGGCTGCCAACACCTTTGATCACTTCACCAACAGAGCTACCGATTATCTCACCCAGCATTGCTGTCTCCGTTTCCTTGCTCCAAGGCGCGCTCGGCCAGCTTGAAGTGTTTGCGCTTGTACCAAGCGTTGACGAGGAAGGTTGCTATCGCAGTCAGGAGGCCTGCGAGCGCAATCCATTCATTGAAGGTCAGTACACCGATCATTGTGGCGGTGCCGCTTCCGGCGTAGCTCGTGGCTGATGGCACGTCGTTCATTCTCAATCCCACAGCTTCACGCTGGTATCCGTGGTCAGGGTCGTGTTGGTCGGGCTCGGCAGGCGGACGGGTGTGCCTTCCGGCAGGACCGGTCCGAGATCCGCAAGCCCGTGGTTCATGTCGATCAGCTTTTCGGTGGCCCCGGACCATTCGCCCAGATAGCGTGCACAGATGATGTCCGCCGTGTCGCCTTGCCGTGCGTAGGCAACGCCGCTGTCCGGGAATGGTTCGCGCCGGACGCCCATCAGATCAGCTCCACATTGCCGCTATCCCGGCCGGAAATGGCGGCGATCGCTTGCCGGGCGATGCGGTAGCTGTCCTGGGCGGCGTCTTCTGCCGTGTCGGCATTGTCCGCGCCGTCATTGGTCAGATCCGTGTCAACGGTCTTTTCCAGAAGAAAGGCTTTGGCTGTGTGATAGACGGCGCTTTCATACAGCGTCACCAGCTCCCCGGTGTCGCCATAGATGTCCTGGTCCACATCCGCCAGCGAGGCCTTGCCGTCGTCCTGCTGTGTTGCTGCATAGCTGGCGAGTTCGCGGTTCACGCGGATCATGGCCAGGTGCAAATCCGACTGCACCACGTCCGGAGACAGGTAGGGCGGCACACGGACGGTCTTGCCCATTGCCTCGACGGACAGGGGCGGGAAGAAAGCCAGATTGGTAACGTCACCGGGTCCGGCGTCGGGTCCGCCCGCTGGTATCACAATCGTGTTCATGGCGGTGTCGTGCGCACCATATGATCCGTTACAGATGGGATCGGCCCGCCTGGGAAGCGTCCAGGAGAGCAATCCCTTGCTCCCCAGGCGGACCGTCTGGCGCGAGGCCAGAGAGGACTGTCAGCCGCTAAGCGGGCGGCTCTTGTGTCTGTGTGCCGTCCGGTGTGTCACCGGCGCCGGTTTCCTGGTCGGCGGCGTCCACCTTCTTTTGCAGGTCATCGCGGCGCTTCTTCAGCCCGCACTTTTCGTGCAGCTCAAGCGCGCGGTTGTAGTGGAACAACGCGGCGCGGAGATCCTGCGTGTCGCCGGCGTGCTCGAAGGCAAAGCCCAAAGCCTTGTGCAGCTTCGCGGCTACCTGGTCCGGCATGTCTGCGCCGTCCGTCGCCTCGGCAATGTCCTTGAGGACTTCCAGGCCAGGACCGTCCGTGCCATCGGCTTCCGCCTGAATGCCCGCTTCGCCAAAGGCTTCGGCCATCCAGACCGCGAGGTCGCGGGTGAAGCGCTGCGGCATTTTGAGATCGTACTCTGAGGCATAGAGCGCGATTTCGGCGGCCTTCTCGAACTGGTTGAGATCCACAAGCCACACCATGATTTCCGTCATGATGGGGTCATCGCCACCGGGTTCTTCGCGCATCACGCCTTCAATGTAGGGCAGGTACGCGCCCACGAAGTCCGCCTTCATCGCCACCTTGCGTTCCGTGCTCTGCACACCCTTCAACTGACTGATATGGGTGGCGAGCTGCGCCATGAGCTGATCGTGGAGCGTCGTACCTTCCATGGTGTCGGCAGCGGGATTGGCAGCGGTTTGGGCCGCAGCCTTGGCGGCGGTCACCGTCTCAAAGTGGGTGCGGAATGGGTCTCTCATGGTGGCCTCTGGGTCTCTCTGGTTCGCGTATCGAACGAGCGTTGGGGGCGGCCATGCCGGCCAGGCCGGTCGTCGTGCTCCGCCCCCGTCTCTCGCGGTGAATTCAGTGCTTAGGCCCAGCCGCCGACTCCGTCCGGCGTCAGGATGCCTTCGCTCAGAAGGGCGCACGCGTAGTCTTCGACCACGTAGTCTTCATTCACGGACTGATAGTCCGCGATGCGATCCTTCTTCGGTTCTTCTTCAATGCGGCGGCGGCGCGTGCCGTTCTGGTAGTAGATCGACAGGTTCGCCAGCTTGGTCACCATGAAGGCGTTGGCAGGGAAGAACGGGACCATGATGGTCCGCTTACCGCCGATCATCTTGTTGGTCAGCATGATCTGAAGCGCGGCGCGCTCGGTCGGTGCATCGTGGTCACCGGCGAGGCTCACATACTTGTCCGAAAGCAGGTTGCGTCCGCAGATCACAACAAGGTCCGGATCGTCCGCGTACCATTCCGCGATCTGAGCATTGATGCTCGCCATCACGGCTTGGTCGATGTTCTTGTAGTCGGCGTCTGCCTGGTCCCCGATCTTGATGGCACTGGTCACACGCTCCGCATTCTCTACGCGCATGCTCTCAAGCCAGCCGATATTCACGTCCTGCAACAGCGGGTTGGCAGCGAGGTTCGTATTGGCGGCGCGGCTTGTGCCGTTCCAGCCGATCATGATCCGGTCGCGCGCTTGCTGCTTGGTGATCACGCTGCGAATGCGCGGCTGGAAGTCCGGGAACTTCGCCCACTGGTCCAGCTTTTCGTACCGAATGGCCGTATCGAAGTTGGTCTGCGCGCACTCGTATTGCCGCGAATCCATTGCGGTCGGATCCGAGGGGTTGCGCTCGCCCGCGCCGCTGGTGTCTGTCCGGCTGGCGATGGGGTTGGCCACATCAAGGCCAAGCACTTCGCCTTTCTGCTGGTCAACACCAATGACGTTGATCTGTTGCAGGAAGTCGGATGACTCACGAATCCGTTCTTCAAGCTTCTGTTCAACGCTCGGCTCAACCGCGAAAGCCTTTGTCGCATCCGGCACGCCATTGATGGTGGCGAGCTGGTGGAGATAAGCGTTATAGGCAAGGCGGGTTTCAGTTCTCATGGGTCTTGTCCGTTCTCGGGTCTTGTCCGTGGGCTGGTGATAGGAAGCGAGGCGAACGCCGCCTTAGCAGTCGGTTTGTGTGAAGGTGGTCGCGCCGGTTGAGGCCGGGCGCTCAGGCGTGGTGGGGTCGGGTTCCTGGTTCAGCTTCGCGGCCATCTCTTCCACCTGCTTTTTCAGCGCGGCCACTTCGTCTTCTGAAGGGGTTGCCGCCTGTGCTGGCGTGGCAGGTGCAGCGGCAAGGGCGACCGTTTCCCGGACGGTCGCGCCCATCTGGTCGATGCCTTCAGCCATGGCCATAAGCCCGGCTTCGATCGCGTCGATACGCTCGTTTGTCTTGTTGGTGGACTTGGAGAACATCGCGGTGATGCGCTCCGCCAGGGAGGGGCCGGTATCAACCGCCGGCTTTTCTTCTTCCTTGGTCAGTTCCAGCACGTCGCCTTCAACCGCCGGCATGAGCAGTGTGTTCATGCCTTTACTGGCCTTGTCCTGTTGCCGGAACATCAGGCGCTCGGTGCCGATACTGGCGGGCGTGTCGGTTACGGCGAGGCCGACCATGTAGGCTTCACCACTGCCCGCGAAATCGGGATCAATCTCGATCGAGGTGAAGACTTTCTGGTCTGCCTTGTTCGTCTCAAAGAACTTGTCGTTTGGTGCGAGCTGCGCGAACAGCGCAAGCTTGCCGTCTGCGCCCTTCTCTGCCTTGAGGGCAACCACGTCACCCAGGGCGGGAAACTGAGACTCCACCAACAGCCCCCGGAAGTGTTCAATCCAGATCCGGGCCTGGTATTTGGTCGGATCGTAGTTGTCCGCCATTTCCTGAATCTGCTTCGCCGGGATCGCGCGACCATCGACTGTGGGGCCTTCGGTGGCGACGCGGACAAACTTGGAAACGGCTTTGTGAGACATGGAAGCGGCCCTTCATGTGCGGTGCGGTGTGCAAGTCAGCGGTGATGCGCTGCGGTTGCCGCAAACGTCCGCGATGCCGCGCCGAATGCTCAAGCGGGGCCGGGTTACACAAGCGAGTTGTAACCAGCGCTGTTGGAAGGGAAGGGGGGCGCGGGCGGTAGGGTCCGGCCATGGCCGATGCACCGGAACCCCCTGCAAAGCACCAGCTCCCGTTCCTGCGGCAACGGGCGGCGCAGCTTTTCTGGCAGGCCTACACGGTCAGCGAGATCGCCAAGAAACTTGGGCTGAAATACGCGACCGTTGATAGCTGGAAGCGCCGTGACGGTTGGCGTGAAGCGCCGGTGCACACGCGGGTGGGCTCCACCATAGAAAGCCGTCTTTGCCTGCTGGTTGACAAGCCCGACAAGACGAAGGGCGATCTTGCGGAGATCGAAACACTCAGCCGCCAGCTCGAACGTGTGGCGCGGATAGAGAAGTTTTCCGCCGGCGGCAATGAAGCTGACCTCAACCCCAAGGTCGCCAACCGCAACAAGAAAAAGCGCAAGGGCAAACGTCACAAGAACCACCTGACCGATGAAGACATAACCAATCTGAAGATTGAGTTTCGCCGCGTGCTGTTCGGCTATCAGCAATGCTGGTGGGACAACATCAAACGCCGTGTACGGAACATATTGAAGTCGCGGCAGATTGGTGCGACCTGGTACTTCGCCCGTGAAGCCTTCATGGATGCGCTGGAAAGTGGCGACAACCAGATTTTCCTTTCCGCGTCGCGCGCCCAGGCCGAACTATTCCGCGCCTACATCATCCAGTTTGTCTATGAGGTCACCGGCAAGGAGCTGAAAGGCAACCCGATCGAACTTGAGAACGGGGCCACGCTCTATTTCCTGTCCACAAACAGCCGGACGGCCCAGGGCTATCACGGTCACCTGTATGTGGACGAGTATTTCTGGATCCCGAACTTCGCCAAGCTGAAGCACGTCGCCAGTGGCATGGCCGCGCACAAGAAGTGGCGCAAGACGTATTTCTCAACCCCGTCCACCCTGGGCCATGAGGCGCACGGCTTCTGGTCCGGTGCCGACTACAACAAGGGGCGGCGCGAAGAAGACAGGGTGACGGTCAACACCCTGCATGAGGTGCTGAAGTCTGGCCACCTGGGCGCGGACGGACAATGGCGCCAGGTGGTCACCATCCATGATGCGGCGAAGGCCGGGTGTGACCTGTTCGATATCGAAGCGTTGAAGCGGGAACACTCACCGGGCGAATTCGCCAACCTCTATGAGTGCGTGTTCATTGATGACGCCTTGTCCGTCTTCAAGCTGGAAGATCTTCAATTCTGCCTGGTGGATGCCTGGGAGGCTTGGCCGGACTACCAGGGCATGCGCGCGCGCCCCTTCGGCGATCTGCCTGTATGGATTGGCTATGATCCAAGCCGCACGCGGGACGATGCCAGTTGCGTGGTGATCGCGCCGCCCGCGAAGGAAGGCGGCAAGTTCCGCTGTTTGGAGAAGCTGCGCTTCAACAACATGAACTTTGAAGCGCAGGCCAAAGCCATCCGTAAGCTGACGGAGCGCTACAACGTCCAGCATATCGGTATTGACGCCAGCGGCATGGGCATCGGCCTTTATGAGCTGGTGCTGAAGTTCTTCCCGCGTGCGCAGAAGATCGTCTATTCCGTCGACGTGAAGAACCTGTTGGTCGCCAAGGCCAAGCACCTGATCGACAACCGACGCCTTGAATATGACGCGGGCTGGGCGGATCTGTCTCAGGCGTTTATGAGCATTCACCGCAGCGCCACACCGTCCGGCGGAAAGATCACCTATCAGGCCAGCCGGTCGGCTGAAACGGGTCATGCGGATCTGGCCTGGGCGGCCATGCATGCCCTTTCCCGCGAAAGCATTGTTCCCCTTGATGAAGCTGGCCACAGCCAGCGCGCAACCGTGGAGACTTTTTGATGAGCGACGCCACACACGCAACCGACGCCGCGCCGCGTGCCACCGTGTTCACCTTTGACGATCCGGTTCCGGTCATGGAACGTGCCGGCTTGCTGGACTTTCTGCAAACCACCTTCAACGGTCGATACTATGAGCCGCCGGTGTCGGTGCGGGATCTTATCAAGTCATTTCGATCGACCGCGCATCATGAAAGCGCCATCCGCCTGAAGGCACAGATCCTCACCGGCACCTACATTCCGCATCCGTGGTTGTCGCGGCAACAGTTCGCGGCCTGGGCGCTGGACTTCCTGATTACCGGCAACGGCTATCTTGAACGCCTGGGCAACCGCATCGGCGGCACAGCGCGCCTTAAGCAGTCACCGGCCCTGCACACGCGACGCGGGAAGGAAGAGGGCGAGTACGTCTGGGTCAAGGATTGGCTTGACCATCACACGTTTGAACCCGGATCCGTGTTTCACCTGGTCG